TTAATTATTATTTATAAATATCCTATCATCATTTAACTTCACAGATGGCACTATTCTTCTATCTACACCATTCTTCACTAACATTAAATTAAAGGGTAGTATAATACCTACCCTTTCTGCTGCATGTAGTTCGTTCCATATCTCTATTTCCTTATCCGTCATTAGATCAATTAGCGTCATGTTTCTCCACTAACTAAATGAATTTTTCATGCAGTTCCTCTCACGAAAGGTTACATAAAGTATATGTCTATTAAATAAAGTAGAGGTATGTTAAAATAATTCGTAGTTAACATTACTTTCATTGAAACTTAGTCTTACTAGTCGTGTACTAGTGAGGCTTTTTCGCATACAAAAAGGGGCTTTACGCCCCTAAAGATCTATATTATTTAAATGAATTTCAAATGTTGAGATTACCTAAGCAACAATGATATTTAATATATGGTGTTAGGTATATGGTATTTGTAATAGAAGACAAATAGTAAGTCTAGGGTTGTCATTTAGGTAATCTCATTACTTATTATTACACAATAAAATTTAATTATCTATACTATTGAAATAAAAAAACAATATTTTTTACATTTAAAATTAATTAATTATTAAAATGATAAAAAAAATGTTTCTCTTTATTTATAAAGGGTATAATTTAATTAGCAGAATATTTCGTTATAATATTTTGTTCCTTAATTTACACCGCCACTTTCATTTAGTCCGGCATATACTAAATTGAAGGTGGCTTTTTTTATGCAAAAAAGAAGCTAACCAATTAAGGCTAGCCAAGTTATAGTTGAGGTAGAGTGAAAACTCTAAGTATATAAGAATGTTAGAGATTATTAAATCTCTTTTGCTATTATCTCATTATTTATATATTTGTCTACAATAAGATAAAAAGCTATGCCCAATGGACATAGCCAAGAAAAAATGACTCACATATAGAAAAATATAATATAGAAGTGCTTCATAAGGGAACGACTTCTAATGTCATTATACGCATTAAATTTATTAATTGTCTACAATTTTTACAGTATCTATAAATTGTTTACATTCTCATTCCCAATATTTTGGGAATGAAACTCACTACTAGATCATTATATAAGCTGCGCACTCAATTTAGGTACGTAGATAATCTATATAAATCGCCATTTAGTTAAGAAATAGCTGCGTTGCCATTTTGACTACACAGAAAAGCCACAAACGGCTTTTCAGCATTAGATAACCGACATTTCGGTTTTCTAATGCACTAACTTAGTGCGTTAGCTTTTTATTGATTAATAAACTCGATTTTGTTTTTTCTAATACGGTAACTTAAAGTATCAGCATTCTAAGGTACCCCCAAATTTGGGGCATCCTTTATTCTTTTATCAAACCACTTCCCTATTTTAAGGTACTGGTTACAAGTGGACTTTTAAGTCCGTTTGTTATTGTGTGAATGTCAAGTTTTGACAAGTTATAAATAAAAAGACTGCACCCAAAGGATACAGTCATTTTAAAGGATACTCGATTTTGAGTAGTAAATTTTAGTAGCTATGGTTATTATCTTATAAAAGGCTCTAAATGTAAACAGAAAACGCTTACTTTTTATAACTTAAAATTAATACTACTCAAATATGTATATCTCTCTTACTTCTTTTTCTTAAGAGATTTAAAGACTAGAGCTAAAATTAAGAATATTAAAGCAACAGTGAGAACTGACCCCATTTATATTCCCTCCTAGATATCTTTAAATTTGATACTAACAAACTAATTCCTTAATTAAAACTAAATACAAAATAAAGGTACTGTAAAATACCAATACCTTAATTATTTATTAATAAAAATATGCTTATATTCTTTTTGAGCAATAGTTTTGGTTAATCAAAAACTTAATAAAAAGCACCTACTCAAAATTGAGTAAGTACTATTTTCATAATCATTTTTTAATCTTTTTCATGCACATCATCAATGAATATCGATGTAGTAATTTCTACCTCATGCTTATCAGTCCTCATCTGGAATATCATTAATAATCATTGTTCTATTAGGGTGTTGTTCGTGTATTTCATCTAGTGCTTTACGTTTTTCTTCTTCCTCATCTTCTGGCCACTCACCTATATTAATAAAAATTGGTGTGTCCGTAGATAACTCTTTCTTATCAGTAAATAACTTATGATACTTACCTAACATATCTCTAGCACGTAAACGGTCACTAGGCTTAATAGGTACTTCCACCATTTCTACATGCTCATTGTACACTAAGTTCATTTTGTCAGTGTCTGGGTTGCGTTGAAACTCACCACGTTTAACAACGACCTCTCTTACTTCACTCTCATCTCCTACTGCTGCATTACTTAGGATATGAAGTAGTTCGTTAGCAGATAGTACACCTTCATCAATCACTTTCTTACGTTGCTCATCAATGTACTTAGCCACTTTTTCATTCTTAAGCAACCTACTACCTTGTACAGTTGCAGTATGAGGACTATAACCAGCCTTAATTGCACTTTGTGTTACATTTAGTGTCTTTAGGTATTCAGATATAAACTTTTCTTGTCTAGGGTTTAAATCACTCATGTTATCCCTCCTATAATTTATCTAATAAACCATTCAATAGTTGACGTATTCTTTCTCTACTTAAATTGAATATCTTTGCAATTTCATTCATTGATTTTCCTTCACATAGTAAGAAAAATATGTAGTATTCCCTTCTAGTTCCTACTGCATAAATAAGTTGATCTAATTCATTAAAAAACACTTGGTTTCCAGTATTCTCGTTTAGTGCAAAGGGTTCGACTTCATCACTCAGTGAAAAGAAATCATCTATATCAGTATCATCATAGCTTACAACATTTGACGCTTTCTCTTTGTGATAGTCCATTATAAACTGTTTAATCACTTGTTTATCCAACATCATGTAACAACACTTACTTTATGCTTATAAGCGTATAAATCACGTTGTAGGCGTTCTATTAGGCTATAATCTATCGTTGAACCATTAGACTGCATGTAATACATGACTTCCTTTTGTTCACTAGGTGTATATCGCTTAATAACCTGTTTTAATTGCTGCATGTTTCTATTCGATTTAGCTTTGAAACGATGTAACTTTTCTTTTTCATCAATTATATTAATCACTAGCTTTTCTAGTGGGTATGATATAGACACAACGCCATGAACATCACTTGTGGTCATGTGTGAAATATTTAAGTGATACATCATCTCTATTTGTGTTGTAATGGCCTTAATCTTGGTATTTATAAACTTAGGGTTATATTCTGTTAGCAAAGTATATTCAGATATTTTAGTTTCATGATAGGTTAGTGAGTAGTTTACTCTTTTAAGGTTCATGTATGCACCTCACAAATAAAATGAGCCTATCGCTAAGGATAGGCGTGTATGATATTAACCTTTGATAATGCGATTTTCTCTAGCCATCTGCATAAAACTTACATCTCTTTTTGATTTTTGTGATAATTCTTTTCTACGTTGTTCATTATTATTTTGGTTAATTTGAGCCTCAACGACATCTAATAATTTATCACGATCTTTATCTGACAAATCAGTTTCTAACATGATGTGATTGGATACCTTATCTAAATTGTGTTTTCTAGTCATTATTTATCACCTCTAAATTTAAGTTTATGATTGTATTGATCTGTGAATGGTAATTCTATACCTGTAATGTATGGACTGTACAGAATATCTCTAAAGTGATTTCGCAATTCCCTTTTTACTTCATCATCTTCATCAAAGTTTTCTCTATGATATGGAATAGTGTAACGGTTATACTCTTCTTCGTATTTAGCATTTAAATCATTAATTTCAGTTAATACTGTGTTAAATTCTTCAATAATTGGCTTGAATTTTGCTAATATACGTTCTTTGTCTTTTTTGTACAAATGAGGTAAATCTGCTTGATGTTTAATAAGTTCAATTGCCTTTTTACGTCTAGCCTCATCAAATACTTCTTTTTTAGTCGATAAGCGTTTCTCTAAGGCTTTCAGTTTCTTCTCATTACTATCAAATGTAGTATATAGTGCGTCAGCCTCATCATCTTGTGAGTTAGCAATTAATTCTTTATATTTAGCTTTATCTTCTTTAATTTGTTGTGTGAGTTCCTGACGTTCTTTTTCAAGTTTATTGATACCCTCTCTTTGACCTATTACATATTCGTTGTATTCATCAAAATATTTTGCAGTTTTCAATTAAATTCCTCGTTTCAATTAGTTTTTAAGCCTATTTCTCTTATGTAGTTATATGGCTTTTTAATCTCTTTTTGTGGTAATCGTTTCGGTATAACTTGTAGCAATATCAATACTTTCTCAAAGTCGATATTATTTTCATTTCTGTTATAAATAAATTCTTTAAATGATTTCTTATCCAGATCATTCAACTTTGCTACAAACTCATCTTTATTCATATTCTTTTCAGCAGCACCATCTTCTTTTTCTCTGAGTGCTTTCTCTTGGTTAAGCGTCAACTTATGAGGATAAGTCTTTACTTTTTGACGCTTGTCATTTATATATGAATAATTGTTTTCTATACCTTTATTACGCTCATTTCTATTTGTTTGAATATATTTGTGTAGTTCAATCTTAAAACGCTCTATCACATTCATATGAGCCTCTGAGCGTGTATTAATATAGTTTTTAATATACTTTTGTTCTTTAGTAGAGAAACGCCCTAGAACAGTATAAAAGGCGTTTAAATCTCTTTGACTTCTACTCTTATACCGTTCCAATTTCTGACGTTCTTCTAATATAGCGATTGCTAGATTTTCAACGGAATAACTTTCATAGTAAATACTTTCTGATACAGTATCACTACATAAACTAGGTGTAGTTCGGTCATACATATCTTCTATATCACTTTCTATGAGTGCTATTCTTGATTGAATGTAGTAAGTATTAAATCTAGTGAACAATTCGTAATCGCTAACTTTCTCTTGAATAATTTCAATTGCTGCACTCACTACATCACCTTAAATCTCAGTTTTCTTTAATGCCTCATATCGTTTCATACTGCCCTCAATATGACGCTTAATACTTAGTAAGGCTAATTCTTTTTGTTCTTTCGACTTTATCCAGAAATAGCCTCTAGTATCTTTCTTATAGCTATATCCGATTGGATAGCCATAATCTACAACTAAACTATTAATAGTATGTTGTAACCATCTTTCATTGTTCTTAGTAAACTCCATATTCAGTTGATTGAATATATTTTGTTTAGTAATAATATTGTGCTTAGTGTTGCGTAATACATTTAATACTTTAATATGATCTTGAGTTAATTCTTTTTCAATTGTTATTGTCATTATTTAATACCTCATTTTTTAGTTATTTTGAGCAGACCTAATTAAATGAGGAGGTAATAAATGAAAATCTAGTGAATTTGCATTTTTTAACTATTGTATTCGTAATTTCAGAGAACAAGAAAACTAATCAAATTATATAAAAGTATAATTACTTCTATAACACTATTATACTAAATTCACACTTAAATTACAAACGTATGTTCTTATTTTTATAACGTTTATATAACTTCTTAACATTCCATTTAACACTACAACCAAAGTATTTATACTACTTTTCATACAATTTCAAACACTTTCTTTTATAGAACTAATGTTCGCTCATTACCTTAACTCAATCTAAAATCATTAACAAATCTTAACAATTACGATTTACACATAAAAAAGCCATGCACCTACTAAGTGCATGACCTATAAATTTATACATATTCTTTTAGATTTTTAATTTGTTTAATATTCATCTTATAAATAGGTTTAGATTTACCATTTACATTATAAGTACGTTCAATCAGATTTTTAGGTAATTGAGCAATCTCATAAGCTCGACCTATTGGCATATCTACATTAGGCATGTCATCTGGAGTTTTCTTAATTCTCTCTAATACTAACAAATATTTACCATAATTATTTTTATTGATACCATTCAATACACAATATAATTTCCATGCTGCAAACTCAAAATGTTGTTCGACCTGTTCTAATTCTAAGCAAATATTAATATACTTAGCTTTGCTGTTATCCCACTTATAAGGAATAGTTGGAATAATATTTTTATCATAGTAAGTAATAGTAGCAAATTCTACACGCTCACATGTTACATATGATTTATTCAAATCTAACGCAACGACCAATGGCAATAAGTTACCTACTACATTATCATGTTGATCTATCAATACATATTCATTACTATTTAGCGTATAATCTTCTTCATTTAGTTTTAAAAATTCTATCAACACATCATCAGTTAGATTTAAGTCTTTAATATCCTTATCAACTATTGTCATTGTTTCACACCTTTATAATAAGAGTGTTTCAATTCATTTAATCGTTCAATTAATACTTTGCTATCGACTTCATTAGCCTGTTCATTCTGAATAAACTCAGTAATGATTTTCAAGCCCTCAACTAATTCTGGTGCTGGTTCATTAATTCCAGTAGCTAACTGATACAACATTTCCATATTACCTATAACATCTGCATTACTAGTTTGAACGCCTTCAAGTTCATCTATATTGAAATCTTTACTCATGTAGTCGAACATGTCACTATTATTACTTTCTGCAAAGGTTTCTAGGCCATACATGAAATAATCATTATCAAACATGAAACTAGCCATCATATCGCTTATAGTGTCATGTGTACCATCAGGTAATTCATAACCAGCATAATACCCCTCAATGCTCTCTATTAGTTTCTCAGTATGCTTTTCTGAAGCAATCTCAAAAGTTTTTCTCACTTCACAATCTTTTATTAATACATGAGCATACATCTTCCCTTTACTTACTAGATACACAACATTAAATGGATCGTTATATATCTTAAATGCAAAAGGTAATTTATAACTACTTTCACATAGTCCAGTAAAATATCTTAATAATGTTGCTGCTCTAGTTTCAAATTCATTTGCTATAATTTCAACGTTCATACTATACACGTTCCTTTCTTCTAATCATTAAATTTTCGTTATCTTTTCCAACTTTACCGATACTTTTAAAATTATATCTTTCAAAATATTTTGTATTTTTATCGTTCTCAGTCCATAAGCAAGCCTCAAGATTTAGCTTTGTAGAAATTGCCAATATATCTTTTATTAGCATTTTTCCATGTCCTTTTTTAAGTGAATTTAAGTTATCTATTTCAATGATCCAATCACTATTAAAATATTGACTAAGTAACGGATTAGGCTTTCTAATATTAAACTTTATGAGTGCTTTGAAATCTTTAGTTATCAATGATATATCCCCACCAAAACAATAGAGATAATATTTTTTGTTTAATAAAATAACTTCTTGAATAAAGATTTTATGAGTTTTAGTAGAATTAGTTAAAAGACTTATAATCAAACCTTTAGCCATGTTTTCTTGTTCTTTTTTCACATGCTGCTGAAATTTATTATTATTTATAAACATCTTAAATTGTTGGTGTCCTATTTCTGTAATTGTTGGCATACTTGACCTCCCTATTTAATAATTGTGTACGATACACAGAACTGTACACTACATATTTTTTCAATGTGTACTAGTTAAGACGTTGATACAACTAGATTTAAAAGATTAGTACACAGAGTACACACTATTTTTTCATAATATTTATATATTGAATAAGTGTAATAATTTTGAACAACTAATGTTTTTACTAAAAATATATTATTACTGTGTACTTTGTGTACAATGTGTACTACTTACCTCAAAACGTTGATATTATAACTTTTATAGAGTACACACTCTTTTATAAAGAATGTGTACATATGTGTACTAAATTTCACTTGTATAAGGACTATGTGAAACTGAAAAGTCAAAGCCTAATTCTTTTACAATACTTTTTTTAATTGCATATCCTAAATGTCTTTCAGAATTATGTCTAACTTGTTTTTGAAGTCTATTCTTATCAGTGATTAAATATCCTTTTTTCTCCCATTGAGATGTAATAGTTTGAGTTTCATATCCTAACTTAGTTTTAACAGTTTCATTTTTAATACATAAATAATCAGATTTATAAACTGCCATAATCTCACCGTTATTAACCGGACTATATCCCTCACCAATAATGCTGTTTCGATTAGCGTCTAAATATTCCAATAGTCCCTCAAGCATTTGCTTAGGTTTATCTATCGTCTTATTATTCTTCAACATATTTTCATATGCTTGGTTAATAACCTTATAGTAATCATGTTCAAATCCATCTATATCATTAAGAATTTCACCAGTAAGCTGTAATAAGGCGAAACACTTTCCAATACGTTGCATTACTTCATTAATACCTTTTTCATTAAAGTATCTTAAGTAGCTTTCAAAACTTTCTTTATACTTATCCTTTTTTGATTGATATTGTTTAAAAAATTCAATTCCTAGCGTTCCGTAATTCTCTCTAAATTCATGATCTAATGAGATGAAATCATAATTATCTGGGTAAGGTTGTTCTTCTAAAGTAACGACACGAGCCGATACCCCTGCTTTATCTTCTGCCATATTCGTAATTGAGGCCTCACCAGTAGAAAGCATGATGTTTTTCCATTCTTTCTTTTCATCAATAGTTAAATTCTTATTACTTCGGCTTTTACTTTCACCACTTGAATAATTGTAGACTGCATTAGCTATAAAATTAGGTGATATATTACGTGTATCATCTTTAAACATCGGAAAAGAGTTCAAAAATGCAGCCATAGCCTCAATGCTGTTTCTAGTAGAACTCCATGTAGTTGTGAGGTCAGTAGTACCCCACACACTAGCTACTAGATTTAAAGTGAATGTTTTACCTGTTGAAGTACTGCCAGCAAGTTCAACAATAAATGGCATAATATCAAATTCATAAAGTAATACCGAACCTAGTGAGGCATATAACATCACCATAACCATAGGTAAATCTTTAATTTTTATAAATACTTTTTTTGAATAATCTTCGATTGTCCCTTTAGATTTAAATGAATTTACTAGTTTTTGAAAGCCTTTATCGTTATTAAAAAACTTGATATTTTTATGTTCCATTTCATCTTTGTAAGGATAAATGAAGTAATCTTTTACATGTCCTAATCGAGTTGCTACTTTTATATTGATAGGTGGACTATATCTCTTAGATTGATTGATGTAATCAACTAATTTTGATGAAGTATTTGAAGTTACATCTAGTTTCCTATTTGCTAGTTTGAGGAGTTGTCTATTATCTGTGATTTCTTCGGCAGTAACATTTAAATTTACTGGTGTTCTATTATCAAAAAAGTGCATGTTATAACTCACTTCACCATTTTCAATATTTTCATATCTAGTATTGATTTCTGGAATAGTAGTAGTGATAAATCTTTCTTTATCTGGTTCACCATCTTTTCTACTTGGAATAACTTGATAAAGTGCTGCACCATAACTATTAGGTTTCACTTTGTAACCATCTGGAATAATATTGGGAGTATATGTCTTTTTATTCATATTCTCTTTAATTTCGTTCATAATTTCATCATTAGTAAAGTTCATAGAAAACTCCTCTCTAGTTGTTATAGTGTTTTTTCATAATTGAATAAAAAGTAGCGTTTATCTCACGATCATTCATTGGTGGTGTGCATGATTGCCCCCACATCTGAGCAAAGGCATAAATAATATGTTCATTTACTCTACGATTAAATAAGTGACCTAAAATACTTGCTAGTGATGAATTACGCCCACCTTCACTAACGCCAAATGCTTTTTCTTCCCAATAACTTGCGTCACGTCTTTTAAAGACTGGAGTAGATTTTGATTGAGTAGAAATATCAAATAATTTAGCCCACTCTTTAAGTGTCGATTTATCTATAATTGCAGCGTCGTTAAATTGAAATTCAAACGGGCTTTCATTACTTTTTCTAACTGGTAACGCCATAGCCCTAGATGGTTGATAACTACCCTCATCAATTTTGCGTGCAATTTTTTGTGCTAATGTTCTTACATATATACGGTATTCATTTGCACTTATACGCTCACTCAGTGGCACGTACAAACGTATTCTAGGGCTTTCATTTGTGTGATTAAATGTTGTGTGCCAAAACCATGCAAAGCCCTCTAATTCGCTTTTAATTGACTTGTGTAGCATGTTTAAATCATCTTCGTCATCATAATCAAGTACAAGTACATCTCTATAAAGTACATTGTCATCATTTCTGTATTTTTGATATTCGTTGCCTTTATCATCTACGCCATCAGCAATATCTCCATATACTGCTGTTCCTCTAGCATATTTATTTGTATTATTTTGTGGAATGGATAAACGACTAATCAATTCACTCCACTTAGGTTGAGAGAAGTTTTTGAATGAAGTTGATTTTTCGTTTCCATACCAAACCACACTCACTTGAGTATCATTTTTTAATTGAATTACGCTCAATTTTATACCTCCAATGTATAAATACAAGAGCAAAGATGTTATAATACAAATGGAGTATTTTCTTATTGCTCTTGAAATTTATAATTTATTTAATTTAAGCGTTATCTGATTTAGTCGCCAAACTATTGTTATCAGGTAACGTTTTTTCTATTTCTTTAAATCTTTCAATGACTTCATTAAACTCTTTTAAATACATACACATTAAGTCAATTGTTTGTGTATTTTGTATTCTGTGTTCATGGTATCTATAACCATGTGCTAAAATTTCATCTTTATTCAATACATGCTTAGGATCATGAGTAAAGTATTCTTCATCAAACCATGTGAATGATGTCATTACATCATCAATTTTTTCTTTTAAAACTTCTATATCACTTAATACATTATTCAGTTCAAAATTCATTTATTAGTCCTCCCACTCAAAATTGTTTTCTATTTGCTGCATAACCCACTCACAAATGAATTGTAGTTGCTGTTCACGATTAAGTGTTTCTTTCCATTCTTGGTTGCCTTCTTCTACTATGTGAGTGTATTCTGTACGTTTATCTTTTACTGCATAATCAAGTGTTTTATAAATACTTTTTATAACTTCAATATCTTTATCCATTTACTACTCCTCCATTAAAAATATTCTTTAAGTGCCTTTAAAAAATAAGAATTTTGTTTATCTCTTATATCAAACTTGATAATTGCTACCATGCTTGAAAATAAGAAAAAAGCTAAAGCATAATGTAATCGACTATGCATATTTAAAAACACAGTAATGATACATATATAAATAAGTTCATTTATAAATCTAAGCACTTTTATGCCTCCTTTTTATTAAAGCCAACCTTTATGACGCTTACTAAGATACTCTTTAAAGCCATCAATAGAGATAACTGTCATTGTAGATGACAAACTGTAATATAGATCCTCTACACCTTTGTTATCTTTATCATATTCTTTAAGAATACGATTGACTGAACTGTATGAAATTCCAAATAGTTTAGCAATAGCATTAGGCTTTGCCATGATAGGCTTTACTATCACTTGCTTAGGTTCAGTAACTACATTTTCTTGAGTTGGTAAATCTTGTAATTTAGTATGTGGCATATTTTAGGCCTCCTCTTTTTCTTTAATTCCAAAAAATTCATTTGGTGTAACTTCGAAATAGTCACACAATTTCATTACTGTTTGCATATCTGGGCTTTTAGTTCGTTCATGGTATAAGCCATAAATAGTAGTTCTTGAAATTCCAGTTTCCTTACTTAACTTCAAAGCACTTACTCTATCTCTGCCCATTAGCATACTTAAATTGTTATTCATACTTCCCCCTCCTTATGTGACTAATTCCAATTAACAGGAATTGAACACATATATAACTTAGCATACACTTTTTGTTCAGTCAACAATTAAAATTTTTGGAATTAATCACACAAATACATTATAATTATTTTGAGGTGATGAAATGAAATTCGGAGAAATATTAAAAAATCATAGAAATTCTTTAAATTTGTCAGTAAATAAACTATCTAAACTGTCTAATGTATCTGTGGGATATATAAGTAAAATTGAAAATGGCAAAAGAAACTTTCCATCAATTAGAACATTATTTTTATTATTGGTAGGTTTTAAAAATTCGAAATTAAGTAATCAAACTAGATCAATAAAAGATATAGATAAAGAGATAAAAGACATACTTAGTGAGTTTATTTGTGCAGAAGATAGTGAGATTGATATTAAAGAATTAGAAAATATATATAATGATTTCAATACTTTTTATGAAGATTTAAATAATGATGATAATGTTGAAAATGAAAAAAATAGAAAAGTAAGTGTATTTGTATTTGAAGAAAATGAAAATAAAATACAAGATACCAATTTGAAAGAACCTATAAATGATTTAAGTTTTCATCTTAATGATAATTTAAATGAAAAGTTCTTTAATGGCGTTTTATTAAATGAATATGACAAAATTATGATAAAAGAAATTATAAATTCTCTTTTAATCAACAAAATAAAACAAGAAGATATTTATTTAAGTGAAGATATTGAACAATTACAAAAACAATTCAATAACTTTAGAAAAGAGGCTTTACTAAATAAAAAGCAATTAAAAATGTTTGCTAATCATAATAGTTTACAGTCTTTAAAAGAAAACAATAAAAATAATTAAGGTGGTGGTTCTATCGAACATTGTCTAATACACCATAGAATAATGAATATAAAAGGCAATAAAAATTAGGGAGCATACATATGAAAAAATTACTAGGAACATTATTTGCAGCTACACTTGTTTTAAGTGCTTGTAGTCAAGATGACGCTAAAGAAGATGAAAATAAAAAATCAGAAAGCACTACTGAAAAGAAAGCTGACGATAAAAAAGATAAGAAAACTAAAGAGGATAAGAAGTCTAAAGAAGAAAAGAAATCTCAAGAAAATGAAGATAACGAATCTACACAAGAAGATAACTCTACTGAAGAACAAGACACACAAGAAACTGCTACAAATGAACAAGTTCAATCTCAACAACAAACACAAGAAACTGCAACTCAAGAGCAGCAGCAAACACAACAAGCTAATAACACTCAACAAACTCCTCAACAACAGCAAAATAACCAAAACTATAATCAAACTCAACAAACTAATCAAAATGTAAAGTTACCTAAAAATACAGAGATTGATGATCAGTATATACATGGTGAAGTTGCTAACGCCCTAGACCGTAAAACTGAAATCGAAAGACAAGCTAACGAAGATTATGAAAATGGCTTAATTAGTGAAGATGAAGCAATGGAGAGAGATGAACAAGCTTCCGAGATTTTAAATCAAGCAGTAGAAAATCAATATGGACCACAAGACTAAGTAAAAGGAGACACACTCACATGTGGCATGAGAAATTTACTAATAAACATGGCGAAACTAAATATCGCTATTATGAGAAGTATAAAGATCCACTCACAAACAAATGGCGACGTGTTAGCGTGGTACTTAATAAGAATGGTAAGCAGTCACAGAAAGAAGCTCAGAAACGCTTAAATGAGCGTATAGATGAAAAGCTAAATAATAAGACACCTACTACATTAAAGTCGCTAACTTTCCATGCTGCATGTGATGAGTGGTTTGAGAATTACAAATTAACATCTGGTTCTAAGCAATCAACTATAAGAGCAAAAACCTACAGACTTGCTCACATCAAAGAGCGAATAAATGAGGATATTCTTGTCGATAAGATGAATGCTCAAGTTATTCAAAATTACATAAATACATCAATGAAAGAAAATAATATTAAACACATTACAATTAAGGTCAATGTGAGCCTTATAAAGAGTGTATTGAAGTTCGCTCAGAAAAGATACAATATCTCAGATATATCATATATAGATAATGTGTCATTACCTAAGAAAGCAGTAACTAGAGAAGAAATCAAAGCTAAACGTGAGAACTACCTAGAAATGAATGAAGTACATAAACTTATTGATGAACTTAACCATAAAGCAAGCACTAGTAATAAAGGCTATATTAAACGCTCATACATGATGACTGCATACATTACTGAGTTTCAAGTATTAAACGGTTTAAGAATTGGTGAGTTGTTAGCACTCCAACCTGAAAACATTGATTTTAAGAATAAGAAGATTGAGATTGATGGCACAATAGCATGGATAACTAAAGATGGTGTACGTGGCTTTAAAGATACAACTAAGACTGAGGCCTCATATCGTACTATATCTATTACCACTAGAAGTTGTGAGATATTGCGTAAGGTAATGTTGGAAAATAAGAAATCGACTAAGTGGGATAGTAATTTTAAAGAGAGAAATTTTATATTTACAAATAGTAAAGGCAGTCCTATGCCCTTATCGTCTATTAATGCTAACATTAAGAACGCTGCAAAGAATGTAGGTATTGAAAAAGATATCTCAACTCACACTATGCGTCACAGTCACATATCCTTATTATCACAATTAGGCGTGTCACTGCGTGCAATAATGGATCGTGTAGGCCACAAAGATTATAAAACAACTTTACAGATATATAGTCATGTTACTGAACAAATGGATAAAGATATGATGAGTAAGTTGGAAAATATAAATTAG